CATCAATGACGATTATGGCTCAGGGACTCAACATCGATTCGCGGTTTACTTAAACTCAGCAAATAAAGTGTATTTTGAGTTAGGCGATGGCGTATCGGCTAGAGCCAACCCCAATACAACTGGCACAATCTCGGACTCGGACTGGCATCATTTCGCGTTTACCGTTGACTATGGTGGCGGCTCTACCACAACGATCAAGCTGTTTCTCGATGGCGTTCTAGACTCTACCAGCACAGCGACAACCTTGGCGGGCGTACCTAACGCAACGGCATTGCGTTTCGGGGACTACGTGACGTCAGGGGCCAATGAAATGAATGGTCCGATCGCTTGTCCTAAATTCTATCAAGTGACCTTGAGCGACAACGAAATAGAACAAATCTATCGATCAGACCTTCGTCTCATAAAAGGATTAGCAAATGAGTAGCGGAACTTGGGTATATCTTTTGGTGCCAGTCGGCAACCTCGACGATGACTTGCCATCGGCGGTCACTCGGTACGACTACGAAACCTATCCAGACCCGGACCAACCACCGGTGACGGTGCATCCAACCTACCGCACGTCGGCAGAGTTCAACCGAACCAATTGTGCCTTGGGTGCTAGCGATGGGGTCCATACTATTTGGAAGTGCAACAGCCCGACGCTCATGGCCGGTGGTGACCTAGACGCATTCCGGGCAACTGGCTGGACTATCTACACGCAGCCGGAAGCGGCTGAATGGGCGGGTAATATCGAACCGCCGGATGATGAGCCGTAAGATGGAAGAGTCGCTTGCTAGCGGTGGTATCACCGGCGTTCTCACGATGAGCTTGCTTTGGGCGATGCGCGTTTATGAGACTCGCAAAGCCAAAGCCAACGGCGGTACCGTGTACGACAACGTGAAGAGTGCGGGCAACCGCATCGCTGTCGTGGAAGAGAAGATTAATCGCATGGAGTCGGACATTAGCGAAATGCGAGACAAAATGGCTAGGACGCATCGAGACCTATGCTCATTTCGAGAAGACTTTCGAGGGTACATTGCATTTCAGAAAGGGATGGAACATGCCAAGCGTAACAAACAAGACTAATGGCTTTAAGTCATCAGAGTTCTGGCTCAATCTAGTCGGCATGATTGCCGGGATTATCATCGCAACTCTTGAGCAGTCGCAGGGTGATAACCAGTGGCTGACGCTCGCTGGTGGCGTCCTCAGCGCCGTTTGCGGTGCTTCCTATGCCAATAGTCGCGCCAAGATTAAAGCCTCGCTCATGGGCGCTCAGGCGGTCACTGAAGCGGGAAAGCAGCAGGCCAGTTCGTCGGAAAGCTAAACGATGCACTGGCAGCAGTTCCGAAAGCTCCTGGCGGTCACGTCAGGCTTGGGCTCGCTGGGGGCCCTACTGGGCTTCGGGGTGCTCTGGATGCTTCTGCACGAATCAACGATGCGGTCTCGCTCATCGCGCAAGGCTCCATCGCGAGCCCAAGCGACTGGACCGCTCTGGCCGGAGTGAGAGTTCAATGGTGATCTTTGACCGCATCAATGAGTGCGACGATGGCAAACCGCGAGAGCGGGAGCTTGTGAAACTCAAGAAAGTCGTGGTGCATAAGATAGGCGCATCACTCGGTGCTACGGGTCCAGAAATCGCTAGAGCCTTTCGTGATACATCAAAGAATGCCGCGGGCGCATGGACTGGCGGACAAATGCCATACACTTTCATCATTCGAGTCGATGGCAGCATTGATCAATGTTTGGGCCTTAAAGATACGGGTCCGCACGCGAGACGATGGAACAGCGAGAGCGTGAGCGTCGCGTTGATTGGCGACTTTACAAAGCACGAGCCAACCGAATCTCAATGGCTCAGTTTAATCGAGCTCTGTATAGAGCTCGCCGGTTATGGACTCACGATACACGGTCACACCGAGTTGCCAGGAAGCTCATCAGACCCCGCTAAGCAGTGTCCCGGGCCGTTACTTGACTTGGATGCACTACGTGCGGAAGTCGGCTTCAGAGTCGAGGAGCGACGTCTGGTGAGTCTCCTCGACTCTGGCGTAAGACTCTAAGATTGCCGATTCTTTCGATGTTTAGTCCAAAAGAGATCTTCCAACTCTAATCTTCGCAGATAGTCGCGAAGATCAGCAACTCGATCGGCATCGTCTGAATGTTTGATAATCCACGCTTTGACGCGTCGCATCGACATCGCCAGTTCTTTCTTTTTTTCACGATATTGAAAAGCCGCTCGGGCCTTTAGATCTTCCTTGCGCATCGTTCCCCCCAGTGCCCGGAGAGGTGCGCGCCTCTCCGAGCCGATAGACCACCCATTTACAACGTGGCACTCATTAACCACGCTGGTCGGGGGAGTAGTCTATCGCGTTAGTAATTCCCATGCTTTTGCTGCCACCGATGGAACTTGTCCGTTGCCAAGACATCGCAACTTGTCCACCCGATTGGCCACCCCATGAGCCACTCTACCCACGTTGGGTTCAACGGTCCACCATTCTGGTCTTCCAATCGTTTCACTGCCGTCTCCAGGCCGTCGCCTGATTTTTCGCTCAATCCTTTGCGATTCCGATTGCCTTCGACCGTCGGCGTTGGCCATAGATTCTGCGCGGCCATCGTCTGGAGACTCGGCATTCCCGCAGTGGCAAACGTTGTGCCGTCGGATCTCGTGCCGTTGTTCGTCGTGCCGTATTGCATCGCGGTTGGCGTCGGTAGCAACGAGCCAGAATCGATCTCGTCGGTGTGGCGCTCCAAGTTCCAAGGCTGATAGACGACGCCACCGCGCATCATACCCGAGAACGGCAAGATCACCGAGGACTCTTGCAAGACCTCGTCGAATAATTGCTGGTGAGTTCTCCACGAATACGAATCGGGGTCGAACTTCACTGATGATTCGAGCCATCTCGCTCCAGAGTCCAGATTTTTCTCCGTCGATGCCTTCGCGTCTTCCGGCGACGCTGATGTCCTGGCACGGGAATCCTCCAGATATGACGTCAACAATGCCTCGCCACGGTCTTCCGTCAAACGTGCGCACGTCATCCCAGATCGGGAAAGCATCAAGTGTTCCGTCGTTTTGTCGGGAAACCAAGACGCTGGCGGCGTAGGGATCGCACTCAACAGCGCACACTGTGCGCCATCCAAGCAATCTTCCCCCGAGTATTCCACCGCCAGCGCCTGCGAAAAGAGCCAACTCATGCATCACCGTCGAATGCCGGATGCGCGTTTGCGCGAGTCTCGCCACGACTTAAGATCAACGACGTTCCCCCAAACGTGACGATGCAACGCACGCTGCTCGCGTTTCTCAAGTATGTACTCAAAGATCATGCCCGAAACAGCGACAAACAAGCCAAAAGCCAACAGCATCGCAATGAGTAACAAATCCAATCCATCCATGATTTTCCCCCTTTGTGGTGGTTTCCTTCAGTCTAATCGAGAACTCGCCCACCGTCTAAAAAGCGGCGCCATTCTTCACACCCACGCTTTTGTTTGTCGTCATCCAGTTCAGTTTCAAAGAACATGCAACGCCATCGACCGTCTTTCGTTGCCTGAGCATAACGACAAGAACGACACGACTTGTCGGGTTGATTGTTACCGTGGCAAAGTCCTGCGAAATCGCAGAAACGGCACAGCCAAAAATCAAAGTCAGGCGAGACTTTGCGCGGTGCATCTAATGATTTGATGATGCGATGTGCTTTGTCTTCAATCTCTTGGGCATAATATTCATCGAGTGGCGTGCGAAGACTCAGCAGGCGACGAGATCCCGCGCTTGCTACGGTCATATAATGCCAATCGATCTTCAGTTTGTGCATGTAAATTTGAGCTTGTGCATAATACGTTGGCATCCACTTGAGCAGCACCGATCCCTCGTCGTTGAGAAGCGATAAACGTTCGCGCAATCGATGCAACTCGTCGAAACGTTTATCACTCACGGCTTTATGCTCCCAAATGTGAGGCGTGTCCGGTGCTTCAACGAGTCCGCTGCGAATGATTCCATCGACTGAACCGCCGAAGTGCCCATCCTGAAAACGTGCCTGCCGACCCATCAGTTCCACGACTTGTTCAAGCTCACGAGCGATCAACTCCTCGCTCTCGTGACCGTCGCGAAACTTGCGCAGCACGTCAGCAGTGAAGTCGGGTTCCAATGCCCAGCGAAAAGAGTACCACGTTTTGCGTTCGCATTCGCCGCCAATACTCGATGCGCCGAGATGTGATCGGTGGCTCGTGTCCTGCTCGCGTTCCATTCTATCATCAAGAATTTGCAGCGTGGTTTTCATTGTTCTGGCTCCACGCCGACAGCATCAGTCAAACGCATAATTTCGTCGAAACTTGCGATGATGAATTTTTGTTCAATGATTCCACCCTCATCAGTTGCCGCAAATGTCAGGCGCACAACCGGCACAATGCCCTTATCCTCTCCATCAATCACGAGTCGATGTGGATCAAAGTCGGCAATGTGAATCACGGTATCGAGATTGATTAAATAATCTCGGCACTCGCCAGTTTTGCCATGCTTGCCGACCATGCTTGAAAAGCATGGCTTACAAATTGGCGTAGGGTCTTTCATGTTAGTTGAATTGGCGGTGATGAATACTTGACGAGCTAAAATCCATTTTGCGTTTTGCATTTTGTTTTTCCTAAAAATGAGTTGAAGAAAATCTAAAAGAAAGCGCCCGCCCGAGACTCTAGGAGCCGTGCGAGCGAGCGCGATGATTGCTTGATCAGAAAGGAACATTGCCAGTGCTTGGGGCTGGTGTAGCGTTGCCAAGATCAGCTTTGCGGTAGCCCTTGATCTCGTTTTGCGTCTGCCCGTTCCACTCGCGTTGAGTTACTTTGACTTTGACGGGTCGATGATGCAACTCGAAGGAATCACTGATACTTTTAAGACCCGCCGATTGACAGAAGCGCGCCAAGTTCTCTTGCGCAATCTCAACGGCTCGCGGGTTAGGGTTCCTGATGTTGAATCGATCCCAGATGTATCGTCCTTTATGTTGACCGTCCAAGATCTCGAACTTGAATTGCAGATAATTGCCGGTGCCTGCCTTTGTCTCTCTGATCTCAGAATCTATCGCAATCACGTTGTAATACCCTTCAGGCAGTGCCTCGTATGCTGGGCGGTCCTCGGTGCTAAAGTCATAGTTTCCTGCGTTGAATGTGATGCTTGGCATTGTTTTGTTCTCCTAATTACTTGATGATTTTGTTGTAAATTGTTTCCAAATTTGGTTCTTCAAATTGCGCGAGTGCGCCGCTTCTATCTTTTGCAGTCCAAACGCCGTCGGTGGCAGTTTGCAGTGCTCGCCGAGTTTCGCCGTCGACCTCTTTGACGCGTAAGGCAAAAACCTCGTCGAAGAAATACGGCAAACTCTGGCCAAGTTTGTTGCCGGGCATAGATGGAGTCCACCCCGAAACGCCATCCATGTCACGCAAAGGTTCCACTTTTGCGCTCATGTAAACGTTTTTTGGCAAATCGCGAAAAGCTCTGATGAGTTGAGACATCCGATCTTGGAGTTCGCCATATGCCTTGCGCGGGTCTTTGCTTGCTTTTTTCTCAGCAGCTAAGACGACTTCCGCGATCTCGCTGAGTGAGTCGATGCACACCCAACGAAAGTTCCGCGCTTCGTCGCTGTCGGTTAGAAACTGGTAAGCCTCTTGGACTTGTGCCAACGTGGAGACTTCGATGACTGGCAAGTCGAAGCCGCGGAGACTCAAGAGTCCACTCTCGGCACTGATGATGATGCAATCTTGCGCAGTTGCGCAAAGACGCGTCTTTCCAGACCCGGCTGGACCATACGTCAACACCTTCAGATGTTGATGCGTTGTGTCCGATGTTCTTGTGATTGTTACCATTTGAATCCCTTTCTATGTTTTGCGTCATTGACGCTTGATGTTCTCGTCGTCGATTTCGTTGACCATACAACGCAACCCCGACAAAATTTCTGCCATTCCCTGAATGCCTGTAATGATTTCGACGTCCTTCCAAATGCAACGACCGCCTGGTTCCTCAATTGCGACATCCCAAATGCCGCCGCCATCATTGCCAACGGCTGCGGCTTCAATCTTGATAGTGTGATCACGATGCACGATCTCAATATTTGCTTTCATTACTTCCCCCAATTTGTGAGAGCTGCGCGAACACTTGAGAACGTCAACGGCGCATCGTCCGGAGTGCATCCGTGAAACTCGCGCCAATACACTTTGCAATATGCCAAGAGTTTGCGAGCGGCCACGTCGCGATTGTATCGCGTGACGAGATACGCGGCCCACTTGTAAACATTGTATT